CTACAATACTCTGCCCCGAAGAGCCTCGTTCACTTGGCCAAAAATTCGAATCTTCATATGAACCTTTTCGGAAACCCTCGAACAATTCATACTCACTCACTATTTGCTTTTTAACCAAGGTCTTCGCACCAAAGCCATTGGTTGCTTCATAACTGCCTATGTCTTTAGAATCGCTTTTTAGGCCAACACCAACCATTCGGTTCCACGTTGATTTTTGTCCCCGAAAAGGGCTTCCGTATGCATCACTGAGCTTTGAACTAAAATACGTCGCATTGAAAACGTAGGCGGTCACTCCGAACGCACCCGCGTCGGCATCGTATTTTAATTGACCTAGACCCTCGCCTTTGGAAATTCCGACAAAGAATGGTGTTGTTGGCACGTTATTCGAAGCAGCCAAGCGTCGAGCCTCAAATTGCTCAGTGGTTTCGAACTCGCCTTTTTTAGCTACTTTGGGCAACTGCGCAGCGATCTCTTCAAAAGTTGAAACGGTGATGCTTTGATTAATCAGCGCATCGCACATTTGAGCCTGAGCAGTCGAAGCATAAAAAGTTAAGGCAGCACATCCCAACCATGAGAACTTCATTGATTATTACCCCTATTTTGTTGCTTCAGCAAGAAGCGCGAGCGGTTCTATAGTCGTCACTAGCCCCAAGTCTAACGATTATTTTGTTGACAATTCGCAGGTCGAGAATAGGCGTACGGTTGGACATTTGAGAGAACAGCTATGGCGAATTTGAAATCATTTATCGCACGTAACAATGCGGCTAAGGTTAAGGAACTGACTAGCAAGCCAAAGGCTGATGATAATGACAAGCGCCGTAAGGTTGTCATCAAGGCAATCGACAGAACGCTTGAGCAGATCGCTAAGGGTGAAACCAAGCCTGCGCGTGGCTTTTATCGCATGATGGATGATGAAAACGCTATCGCAACTGTTCGCGCTGGGCGCAGCCAGATGGCCATTGAGGGTCATACTCAGATTGCGCTCGAAAAGGACCAACTCAGGCCGTTCTATGAAGCGGTGAAAGAGGAAGTCGCTGCTGGCAACCTCGATAAGGAAATCACTGAGGCTTACGCGAAGGCGTCGAAGCCTAAGGCTCGCAAATGAACTTGAAACGCGGCCTTCGTCGTTTGGCGATTGCCGTGGCAGTGCCGTACTTTGGCTTCTGTCTTGTTCTCGCTTGGTCAGGCTTTCAGAAGCTCAGAGAGAGTGCAGAGTTAGAGGAAATATGGCGTGGTAATGACACGTCTTGGGGGCGAAGCGCACTAAACTCTGCGCTCGAACTCCAGTTCGCAGGCGAGGCTCAACTCTACAGGGCGCTTGGATTTGGCGTCATTTACCCACTCATCGCTGTAGTGTTATTTCTTGTCGCAAGATGGATTTTTCGGGGCTTTCGACAAACAGAAGCTTAGCGCTCAATCGTTAGAAAGTGGGGCGGTGAGGGCATCCTCATCGCCCTTTCTATGCGCAAGGCTCGACCTTGGCCCGACCACGCTCTTTGCAGGCCATGCAGCGAAGGTGGCGCTGAATGGTCTCGAAATCGATATAGATGGCGCGCTTGAAGCAATAGGTGCGCGTCTCGAAGGCTGGCAGGATCACACTGCGGCCACAGCGGCAAGTAACCTTAAGCCTCAGCCCTTCGCGTATCAGGTCACTCAGTGTCTCGATTCGGTGAAAGGCCATCGCCCTCTATTGAATGTTCCGCATTCGTTCCGCAACGGGTCGCTGCTGCTTTTTCCATGAGCTTGCGCATTACAGCGCGGTCTGCATCCCGTTCAATCGACGATAGAACTGCTTCCTGAGTATCGTTTAGCATCAGGTATTTAGCCACGTTGAGCTAAATATGCGGTGGCATTCGAACTCTTCAGCAAACAACGCGAAATCATGGCGGCTATCGCGTCGTCAGCGACCTACATTCTGTCGAGAGGCGGTTCGCGTTCTGGCAAGACTACAACAAACATTTACGCAGTCGTCTATCGCGCCTTAGCAGCCAGCAATTCCAATCACGCAATCTTTCGCGCCACATTCCAGCAAGCTCGCGAACACATCTTTGACAAGACACTCAAAGAGGTCATTTCGACAGTCTGGCCAGACCTTTGGGAAAGGCTGAACGATAGGCATGATTCAACCTGTTCAATCAATCATACTGAACTGAAAATCGAGCTACCTAATGGCTCAGTCATTCAGTGTTTCGGGATGGATGACCCTGACAAGCGTAAGGGTGCTGAGTACTCGACAATTCTAGTCGATGAAGCTGATGCTGTCATGGACTTCGATGATATCATTACCCTTGAAACGCGTCTTGCTGAGGTCCGCTACAAGGACAATGGAAACGGTGAGCGCCTGCAGCACAAAGTGCTTTTCGCGACCAACCCGAATGTCAATCAGCGCCACTGGATTTATCGCACCTTCATTGAAAAGGTGAACCCCTCAACGGGCGTAAAGCACCCTGAGCCTGACGACTGGGCTGAGATTTTCATCAACCCTCGTGATAATCCTCATCTGCCGCCAGATTACATTGAGCGCGCTGAGCGCAACTGGTCGCCAATGCGTAAGCGCGTCTACCTCGATGGCGAGTGGCTTCCCGACGATGAGAACGCCATGTTCAAATCTGAGTGGTGGGTAAAATCTCGCCTGCCATCGTGGTCGCCTTCTGAAGCGCGAACAAATTTGACGCGAATTATCGTGGCCGTTGACCCTGCTGTCAGTGCGACCAAGGGGAGCGACGAAACAGGCATCATCGTGCTAGGAATCGACCGCAACGGCGTATGCTACATTCTCGAAGATTGCTCAGGGGTCTATCAGCCTGAGGTTTGGGCTGAAAAGGCAGTCGCTGCTTATTTCAAATGGAATGCAGATTGTATAATCGCTGAGCGAAATAATGGCGGTTCACTGGTTACGAATAATATCACGACCGCTAGTAGAGTTCCTACTGTCAAAACAGTTTGGGCGTCGAACGGCAAAGAGGTGAGGGCTGAACCTGTCGTTGGCCCTTATTCGCGCGGCCTTGTCATTCACTGTGGCCAATTCGATAAACTTGAGCATCAACTCGCCACGTTCACATATGACGCGAACAAGAACCGAAAGAACGGCTCACCTGACCGCTTGGATGCGCTTGTTTGGGGCCTGACTGAGCTATTAGTTATTGAACAAGAAAAGCGGGGCGGTGGCTCGCGCAGGGTGAAGGGTCTGCTGTTCTAACGCGCCAGCTAAATACTGGCATGATACCTTCCCTAAGCCACAGCCTAGAGCGCTCAAAGCATCAAACTCGATACAAGAGAAATCGCGACTTCTGCGAAGGTGGCGACACAGTAAAGGCAGCAAAAGCCACATACTTTCCTCAACGTTACGAAGACCAAGAGCAAGCTGAATTTGAAGCCCATATAAAGCGAACGCCATTCTTTCCTGCTGCTGCAAAGACTTTGCAGGGTTTAGTCGGGCTAGTGTTTCGAAAGAAGCCCACGCTCGATGCGCCAGATGAAATGATACCTCTTGCTGAGTACGTCACCAGCGATGCGATGACACTCGATGACCTTGCTGAGGAAGTCTTTCGTGAAAGCATGGTGACGAACTACACTGGCCTACTAGTTGATCATCCCACGACGCCAAAAGGCTTGAGTCTAGCTGATGCCATTGACGGTGGCTTCCGACCCTTCATCAGTGTCTATCGCGCCGAAACAATTCTTAAAATCGAACACTCAGTAGTGCGCAATCGTAAAGCTGTGAGTTACGTCCTGCTCGAAGAAGGGAAAGACCAGCTTCGCGAACTGGAATTGGTTGATGGTATCTATGTGGTTCGTGTTCACCGTTTCGACAATGGCAGATGGACCACTGAGACTAACCAGCCTGAACGGCTTGGCCAGAAGCTCGGCGCTATCCCCTTTGTGCTCGTCACAGATGGCAATGAGCGCAAAGCTCCGATGGATGACATTTGCAGTCTCAATGAGAGCCACTGGATTGGTGAAGGCAATCTGTCGATGGCTCACTTCTGGTTGAGCGCACCAGTTCCTGTTTTTTCTGGCGTCAATGACGAGGCTGCTGAGAAAATCAGCATTCGCCTTGGTGAGTTCATCAATCTTGAATCCCCTGACGCGGACTTTGATTACCTTGAGTTTCGTGGGGCAGGTATCAAAGCTCTTAAGGAGCATTCTGAGAGCATCGAAGAAAAGATGCGAGTTGTCGGATTGGACATGCTTGGCGTTGATAAAAACGGCGTCGAAGCTGCTGAGGCAATCGCGATGCGTAAGGCTGCTGAGAACAGCATTCTTGCATCTCAGGCGCGCATGGTGTCTCGCAAGATCAGTGATGCGCTTAAGTGGCTGTGGGATTGGACTGGCGGCGACGAATACGACATCAGCTATTCGCTCAGCACTGACTTCATGCCAGCGCCGCTCACGGATGGTGAAGCGAACTTCCTGAAAGCTCTGACTGATGGAAGAAAGCTCAGTCATCAGTCATTACATGAGACGCTTGTGCGCAAGGGTCTTCTGCCAGAGGCGCTGACCTTCGAAACTGAGCTTGAGCGCATCGAAATGGAGCGCATCGATTATCCGCCGAGTGGCTTAGATGGCGGCGAATGAACGCCTTCTGTCGCTACTGGTAAGGCACCACGTTCATCTCACTCGCTACGGGAATTCAGTTGAGCGCGAAATCATCGCATTGCTCAACAGCGTAGATGAGGATTTGATTGAACGCCTTGGCGCGCGCTTGGCAAATATCAATGAGCGCGGGATGGACTTGGGGCCTCGCACAACAAAGCGCCTGACCCTAATGCTCAATGAAATTCGAGCGCTTAACGATGGTGTATTCGAACGCATCGATTCCACATTGGTTAGCGAGCTTCGAGATTTCGCTATCAATGAGGGTGAGTTTCAGGCGAAATCACTTTCGAGCGCCATTGGCACAGACATCGAGGCGCGCATACCGTCGCCTCAGCGCCTGAAGTCTATCGCGACTGAGCGACCAATGGATGGCCAGTTCCTCAAGCCGTTCATCAAGAACATGGGTGCAAATCGTCAGATGCGCATCGAGCAAGCAGTTCGCGTCGGTATGGTTGAGGGGCAGGGCATCGAAGCCATCGTGAGCAGTATCAAGGGGACGAAGGCTGCAGGTTACACTGATGGCATTCTCGACATTAGCCGACGCTCAGCGCGAGCCATGGTTCGCACTTCGATCAATCACGTGGCCAATCATGCTGCACAGGAAACATGGGCTGAGAACATTGCGCTCATACAGGGCTGGCGCTTCGTCGGTACGCTCGACAGCCGAACCTCAGTAACTTGCGCCAGCAATGACGGTAAAGTTTTCGAAATAGGCAAAGGGCCTATTCCGCCGCTTCATCCGAACTGTCGCTCCATTTCGATTGCCTATCTCCCTGATCAAGACTTGAGCAATGGCAAGCGCGCCAGCGCTGATGGTCAAGTTCCTGCTGATATGACCTTCGATAAGTGGCTCAAGACACAGGATGAGGCAGTTCAGAACGAAGTGCTTGGCGCTGGTCGTGGTGAACTATGGCGCGCTGGCAAGCTGAACCTGAGCCAGTTCATTCGCGACAATCGTGAAATCATACCTCTGGCAGAGCTTCGAAAGCTGCACCCTGAAGCCTTCACTGGCGTCAAGGCTGGTAAAGCAGCTAGCGCACCGCCAGTGGCCGTCGAGCGCACTCAGAGCGCGCCAGAGCGCCTATTGCCGCGCAACCCCGAGGTCACAGATGAAAGCATCGAGGTACAGCCTCGCCTGACCCTTCAGAAAGCGCTCAGGTCCAAGATTGAAGCAGCGCACAAAGCGCATCCATGGCAGCAAAGCGAATTCAAAGGCGGTACAAAGGCGATGGGCAAGGTCAACTTCAGCGCTGAGTTCGATGACGAAACTGTTTCGATGATTGCGGCCATCCTGCCAGAAATCGACACGATCACTGATGCGTTCAAGGTTCCACGCATGCGCGGGATCACCTCGGCAGTAGGGAAAGCCAGCGCCAGCATGGGTGATAGTGTGATGACTATCAATCCACGGATATTCAACGGCTACGCGGCGAAGGTTGGTAAGCGTGCGAAGACAGCGCCAGATATCGACAAGACACGTGCTGAACTCGATACGATACGCGCCGAATATAAGACAGCGACTGCTGCTGCGAACAAGGCTATCGATGCAGGTGACTATGCTGAATACAAGCGATTGCAGGCTGAGGTCAGGACCATTGGCAATCGTTTTGACAGGGTGAGGAACAAGTTCAATCGTTCAGCGAAGAATGATGCACTCGTAAGGGCCATCAGCCAACGGCCAGCCTCTACTTGGAAGCTTGGCGACCCGATTGAGAAAAGGCCGCACGGCGCTCAAGAGTATTTCACAGGGATCGATAAGGCGCGAACGGTCATGTACCATGAGATAGCGCATCTTGTTCATCAAGAACGCTTTCGGACTGGGTACAGGCGCGAGGTTGGCATTCCGCCCATAGAGACGAAGCTGAATGAGCTTTTCCGCGAACTGAACAGCAAGGATAGCAAGGCGTTTTATAATACTTTGCCGAGCGACTACGCCAAGACGAACTCTAAGGAATGGTTTGCTGAGAACTTTGCGCTCTATCTGATGAACAAGCGAGAGATGGTTCACCCTGAGTTGGTGAAGCTCATTGAGGAACTACTGAATGACTAAGATTGAACAAGCACTCGCCATCGTGAGCGATAAAGGCATGACGCTATCACAGCGCGATTTGATGGCGATTGACCGCCTTTTGAATGACATCCCACTCGATGAGTCAAGCGAAGCTGAAGCCATCATTTATGAAGCAATCGAACTCATCACTAACTCGCCTGAGTACGCGGGAGATATCGAGGTCTAACCGCCATATCTCAGCACATTGATAAATACCTTTGAGTCCAGCGGCTCACCTTTCGCAATCCAGCGATTTGAGAGGTATTTTAATGTCTGATGAAACAAACAATCCGAAGGTTGATGACCTTGAGGAAAAGCTCGCTCGTGCACTAGAAAGCATCAGCAAGCTCGAAGAAAATAACAAAAAGCTTATGGGCGAACGCGTCAAAGCATTTCAAGATGCTGAGGAAGCCAAAGAGGCGGCTCTGAAACTTGCTGAAGAGCAAGCTGCAAACTCCACTAACATCGATGACGTGAAGGCTACAATGGAAGCCCGTTACAAGCGCGACACTGAGCGTCTGACGAAAGAACGCGATGAGGCTTTCGCCACGCGCGACACACTTCTAATCGACACGCAATTGAAGAGCGATTTAGCAGCGGCAAACGTGCGCGCCGATGATTTCGACCTTGTGTTTCACTGGCTGCGCAAAGATGCGAAGGTAGAGCACGGTGAAGCGACGATAAATGGCTTAGCGATAAACGATGCAGTCAAGTCATACTTGACTGATACCAAAGGTCGCTATGTTAATGCGCCAGCTAATTCGGGTGGCGGCGCTACTGGTGGTTCAACCACTACAGCAAGTAAGTGGGATAAGCCGCCAGAAACAGGCGCTGAGATAGCTGAGTTTTTCAAGCAACCTGTCGAAGTAACTAACGCTTTGGCTGAGCAGTGGAACAGGCCTGACTATCGCCGTACCTAACCCTCATTTCTAGCCATTAGAAATAAATAACGCTGAGCGGCGCGATGCGTCGCTCAGCCTCCAAACAAGGGGGCTTTAACCCTCTTAAT